ATTTAACTGTAGTATGCAGTTTATCTGATCCGCTTGGGCCAATAGAAAACATGCTTGCTGTTATTCCAGGACGAGTGATTAAATTTGGATATGTAGATCAAGGAATTAAATTTGATTTTTGGGCGTTGGCCTGTCTAAAATACTTTCGACATTACCAAAACGATCAAGTTGTTCCTGCTCAGCTAGAAAAACTATATCTCAATTATAACAGGAAACCACACAAACATAGAACAGAATTAGTAAGTCTATTGGAAGAAAACAATTTAATTGATTATGGTATAGTTACACTGGGCAACAGTCATTATACCATAAATGATAATATAGAAGATTATATAGATTACGGTGGCAATGATGTTGTGGGTGATGTTGGAATTCCAAATGACATTTATAGTTTAGGAAAATTGGATATTTGGAACAAATGTTTGATAAACATAGTAAGTGAAACACAATTTGAATCTAGCAGAAATACATTTGTAAGCGAAAAAATTTATAAGCCAATAATTGGATTAAGACCATTTGTAGTAAACGGCAGCCCAAGTATATATACATGGTTGAAAAATGCCGGATTTGATTGTTTTGATGATCTTTTTCCTGTGCAACAATTGGAACAAGAAATTGACAATGACTATGAATTTTCAAATCATCACCTGATTTGTGATTGTTTAAAAAATTACAAAAATCAGAATTTATTAGAAATTTATAACAAAATTAAACCTAGACTTTTGTATAATCAAAATCTTTTTTATGAATACGCAAGAAATCAAAGCATTACTGAACACTTTACCATTAACTGATAATTTTCTTTACACCAACGACAATTTTTGCATTGTAGATTTAGATTATCTAACCAATCGTGATTATCAAAATCAAGGTATAAATGAATTATTTTTTACTTTAGGTCAACACAGTAACAAAATTTTCGTGTTCTTATGCCGCGATGGAGTAAACTGCAATTTTACGGGTTTAAAACAGGTAATAGAAGCGTTGGTACAAAATTATAATTTAACCCAACAAAATTGTTTCATTTATGGCTACGAAAATCTAAACATTGCTAACACCACATATGTTGAATTTGATCTAATAGAAATGTGGTGCAGTCAAATTTACAAATATGTAGAGCCGTTACCTTTGTCATCAAATTGCTTTAGCAAAAAATTTGCTGCTTTATTTGGTAGGCATGATCTGTATAGGTTAAAATTTTTTAGGCACCTTTGTGATCATTACCAAAATGATAGTGTCTTGAGCTACAATTCTGTTTATGCACAGTGGAATCATAGATTTGTAGACAAGTATTTCTCAGATGACAAATTATGGTTCGCAGAAAATTGTCCTAAATTGCTTGATTTTGAAACCAGTAGAGGTTGGGTACCTTTCCAGGAAAGTCTCAAGTGTATAGGCGCTCATTACCAATCGTATTTTTTAGAACTCGTGTGCGAAACTGATGTGTATTCAAATAAATTTTTCACGGAAAAAACCTTAAAAAACTTTTATTTGGGGAAAACTTTTTTACTTTTTTCTGGCTATCAAAGTCTTGAGCGTTTGAAACAAAAAGGATTCAAAACATTTGGGCCCTATATTGATGAAAGCTACGATAATATCAAATGTCCATACAGCCGATACACCGCAATTATAAAAGAAATTGATAGATTGGCAACCTTGCCCTATACTGACTTAAATCAAATAGCGCAACAGTTACAGCCAGTTTTTGAGCACAATAGACAAAATTTTTTAAAAATTTGTTTGACTGACTAAATACACATGTTATACAATTGCACGGTGCAGTTGTATATCTAGGCACAAACATTATGGCATTTTATAAGGAGAAACATTATGGCCACATCACTAGCAGAAATTCGCGCTAAACTACAAGCGCAAGAAAACCGTTCATCGGGCGGTCAATCACAAGGCGACAACGCCATCTATGCACACTGGAACATTCCAGAAGGCTCAAGTGCAAAAATACGATTCCTACCAGACGCAAACACAAACAACTCATTCTTTTGGGTTGAGCGACTGATGATTCGCTTGCCGTTTGCAGGCATCAAAGGACAAGCAGATAGCAAGCCGGTTGTTGTACAAGTACCCTGTGTAGAAATGTATGGCGACGCATGTCCTATTCTAGCTGAGGTACGCACTTGGTTCAAAGACCCTGGGCTAGAAGAAATGGGTCGCAAGTATTGGAAGAAGAAGTCATACCTGTTCCAAGGTTTTGTAAGAGAGAATCCACTAGCGGACGATAAAACATCAGAGAATCCTATTCGTAGATTCGTTATTAGTCCCCAGATTTTTAATTTGATCAAGGCTGCACTAATGGACCCAGAACTAGAAAGCATGCCTACTGATTACACCGCTGGATTAGATTTTACTGTTACCAAAACCTCAAAAGGTGGATATGCAGACTATTCAACTAGTAAATGGAGTCGTAAAGAAACTGCACTGACTGCACAAGAACAAGCGGCCATTGACAGTTTTGGTCTTTACAATCTAACTGACTTTTTGCCCAAGCGTCCAGGTGAAGTCGAACTAAAGGTTCTCAAAGAAATGTTTGAAGCGTCGGTTGATGGTCAAGCATACGATCCAGATCGTTGGAGCCAATACTACAAGCCTAGCGGCTTCCAAGGTCGAGGTGGTGATGATGCAGCAGAATCCGCAACACCAGCACCAGTAACAAAAGCTGCACCTGCCCCAGTCCAATCGGCTGCACCGTTTGATGCAGATGAAGAGGACGATGCACCAGTAGCAACTGCACCTGTGCAAGCTGCTGCTACCAAACCATCAAGTCAGCGAGCCGAGGACATTCTAGCAATGATCCGTAATCGCAGTAAGCAATAAAAACAAGGGGGTAACCCCTTGTTTTTTTCTTATAAAAAAATAATATCAAGGAATCTAATTATGGCTAAACCATTTGACGTATCAAAATTTCGTAAAAGCATTACAAAAAGTATTGACGGTATCTCCGTTGGATTTAACGACCCAACAGACTGGATCTCCACAAACAATTACGCTCTTAACTATCTTATTAGCGGGGATTTTAATAAGGGTATTCCAATGGGTAAGGTTACTGTATTTGCTGGAGAGTCTGGTGCGGGTAAAAGCTTTATCTGCTCAGGAAATCTTGTCAAAAACGCTCAAGAACAAGGTATATATGTTATTCTTATCGATACTGAAAACGCACTCGACGAAGCCTGGCTTCACGCACTTGGTGTCGATACTAATGAAAACAAGCTTCTCAAACTCAATATGGCTATGATTGACGATGTAGCTAAAATGATTACAGAGTTCGTTAAAGAGTACAAAACATTACCCGAAGACCAACGCCCCAAAGTCTTAATCGTGTTAGACAGTCTAGGTATGTTGTTAACACCAACCGATGTCAATCAGTTCGAAGCAGGTGATCTAAAAGGCGACATGGGTCGTAAGCCCAAAGCATTAACCGCATTGGTTCGCAACTGTGTTAACATGTTCGGTAGCTTGAACATCGGTTTAGTTGCTACTAACCATACATACGCAAGCCAAGACATGTTTGATCCAGATGACAAGATCTCGGGCGGACAAGGATTTATCTATGCAAGCTCGATCGTTGTTGCTATGCGTAAACTCAAACTCAAAGAAGATGAAGATGGCAACAAGATTTCAGAAGTAAAGGGCATTCGTGCAGCATGTAAGATTATGAAAACACGCTATGCCAAACCGTTTGAAAGTGTGCAGGTCAAGATTCCGTATGAGTCTGGCATGAATCCGTATTCGGGACTGGTTGATATGTTCGAAGGCAAAGGTTTGTTGCAGAAAGAAGGCAACAGTCTTAAATACACGCTAGCAGACGGTACAGTTATCAAACAGTTCCGTAAAGCATGGGAACGCAATGATGATGGTAGTTTGGATCGTGTAATGAAAGACTTTACTGCCAACCCACATAAAGATACCGCTGCTGTTCAACCAGAAGAGGAAACTGTCGAATGAGCATTGATGTTGAAGTCTTAATCGAATCTTATATTACGCTTAAAGAATACATTCCTGCCAAAGAACGGCAAGCCGCTGCCGACAACTTGGTCAGTCTGCTAGTAGATAATCTGAGCGATAAAGAATTAAGGGAATTTGGTGGCACTGATAGTTATACAAAACGTGCCATTGAGGAATATATCGACGACGAAGACGAAGAAATTGATTACGAAGACTGATGTGGTATAATCGTGTTGTTGCAGATCTGGGAGAAATTCCGGCCTTCATCAATTATTATGAAGGTGAACTCGTACAGGCAAAAACAGAAACATCTATACGAGGTAATGTTGAAAAGTCCGCTGCGAATTTACCGGGTATTACAGAGCACAGATTTAACCAGCTACAGGAGATCGAAGCTGTACTTCAATATCTTAACATACAACTTCGCAAGATTAGACGACGGCATTTTCAAAAGTACTTGGAATCTTATGCCCGAGCTCTTACCAGTCGCGACGCTGAGAAATATACAGATGGCGAGGACGAAGTCATTGACTTTGAGACTATCATTAACGAAGTTGCTTTGCTTAGAAACAAATGGCTTGGAGTTATGAAAGGACTGGAAAGTAAAAACTTTATGCTTGGCCATGTGGTAAGATTAAGAACAGCCGGCATGGAAGATATTGCGGTATAATGGATTACAAAGAATACGCAAACAACATTTTACGAGAATGGGCACTTTGCTCCGGTGCCCGACCCAAAAACAATGCTGTTGATATTCAAATTGAAAAAGACACTTGCGGTCGTTGGGCTGTCAATTTGATTCACAATCTCAATTGGGGTTCAGAAACTGAAATAGCAGAAGCATGCCACCAGCTTGAATCCAGATTAAAGCCACTTAAAGAAAAAATTGTTATTGAGGTATTGCAAAATGGGACTGTTTAAGAACGCCGAAGAAAGTTTCCAGCATAGCAAACCAATACGTGACCTGTTGTATCAATATGATAGCTTTTTGGACAGTTTAGAAGTTGTTGCCGATTACGGATGCGGCGCCGGACTTGATATTGAGTGGTGGGCCACACTTGAAACTAGAGACGATCCGCCAGAACCAAGAAATTATCTATGTTATGCTGTTGATAAAAACACAAAACAGATTGAACCAAGAATACGAGATCTTGCAAACGTTAAAATTTTACAAGCTGATGTAGAAACGGAATCTCCGGTGCCTCGCATGATAGATTTATTATGGTGCAGAGATACATTTCAGTACTTGACAAATCCACTTAACACTTTGCGTATGTGGAATGAGAACATGAGTGTAAACGGCATGCTCATACTGTCTATTCCACAGAGCGTACACTACGAACACAATAGACTAAACCATTTAAGCCATAACGGTAATTATTTCAATCATAACGTAGTTAACTTGATGTACATGTTGGCGGTAAATGGATTTGATTGTAGAGATGCTTATTTTTACAAAGATATCAACGACATGTGGCTGCATGCCGCTGTTTACAAAAGTGATGTACAACCCATGAATCCCAAAACCGCAACATGGCATGATTTAATTGACAGTCATTTAGTAAATGAAAGTATCAAAAATTGTGTTAACAAGTACGGTCATGTTCGGCAAGAAGAAATACTTACTACCTGGCTCAACAAAGACTATTATAGAATTAAAGAATGAACATTGTGTTAGCAACTGGCGGTTTTGATCCTGTTCATTCGGGTCATATTGCCTATCTAAAAGCAGCAAGTACATTAGGCGACATGTTAATTGTAGGACTCAACAGCGACGAATGGCTTGAGCGTAAAAAAGGTCGTGCCTTTATGCCTTGGAATGAGCGTTTGTGTGTACTAAACAACTTGTCAATGGTTGACGAAGTTTATACATTTGACGACGAAGATGGATCAGCAAGACATTTTATTCAACAGGTACGAGCTCATTATCCTGATGCCAGATTGATATTTGCCAACGGCGGTGATCGCACCAAGGATAACATTCCTGAATTGTCAGAGTCAGCTGTAGAGTTTGTATTTGGAGTAGGCGGAGACAGTAAAAAAAATAGCAGCAGCGATATATTACGGCGTTGGACCGCAATAGAAGTAGAAAGATGCTGGGGTTCCTACACTGTACTAAACGAGATACCCGGTGCCAAAGTTAAAACATTGACTATTCGACCAGGTCAAACACTGAGCATGCAGCGTCATAAACATCGCAGCGAATATTGGATGGTTACCTCGGGCATGTGCATGATCAACATGGCCTTGCCCGGAGACATGAGCAAGCCACCTAAAATACTCGAAAAATACGACGAATGGCGTGTGCCTGTTAATGCCTGGCACCAACTTACCAATCCTTTTACCAAACCTTGCACCATTATTGAAATACAATATGGCGAACAGTGTGTAGAGGATGATATTGAGAGGTTATAAACCTAGATAATCTCTATGAGTATGATAGGTCCATTGTTGTAACCAATGTTCTACATCTGCTCCATTCTGTGGATTTTTACTTTCAATGTATTGTTCTAGATCACTTTTTCCTATTGCAGGAAATATTTCGTGCAGACGATCCACTAGACTTCGAAAGTCCATTTAATTCTCCTTAAAGTGTGCTTGTATTTATTGCAATGCAACATCAATAATAAGAATAGATAAAACCGGTAAATATGTTATTATGCGTGATTTGATTAACATACTTACTGAAGCAGCAACTAAAGCAGATATCCAGCAAATACTGGCCCAAAACGGCTACACAGATTTGAAAATTAACGGCAATTTAATTGCTGTTTTAGTACAAGTTCCTGATGGACAAATTAAGGAAGCTTTTAGACACAAAGTTCTACAAGATCTAGTAGAAATTATCAATGCAGCCGACCCTGATGTGCAGGCAAGATATAGTCCTTATCAACCTAGTAGCATTGGACATGTTGAATTTTGGCAAAGCAAGGTTAAAATTGTTGTAAAAGACAAAGGCATTCAAGGCGATAAAAGTGCCGGTGTTGCCAACGAAATAGAACTTGCTGGTATAATACAAAGTGTAATTGAAAAGTATGGATCAGCGAATATAACATTTGTTGATCACAGAGGTAAATCGTTAACTATTAACAATTGCAATCAAGTTGACATTTCAGGGCGAGATGTTAAGGGCAGAAAAAAAGCTGATGTGGTTCTAGTTAGTCCGGATAGAAATCTTCCTATATCAATCAAGAAATTGAATGCCGAAGCATGGGAAAGTGCAGATACCATGTTTGGAAAAAAAGCTAGAGCTATAATTGATAATCTAAGTGATGCAGGAATAGTTAAACTAAACAAAACAGAAAAATCACCAGACTGGGCACCTATATTTGAACTAAGCAAAGAAATTGTTGTTGAGCCTACAGAAGAAGAAGCAATGGCGGCAATTTTTGGTAGCGATTTGAATCCCAAAGGCGGCATTGTTATACAAACTTTTCGACCCGAGCACTTTATACAAGATGCTAATCAAGTGAAGGTAGAATGCCATGCAGTTATTACCAACAAAGCAGAAATACCCGAAAGCCATTTAATGGTATGGTTAATACGCAACGACTCTAGCAGAAACAGCACTGAATTAGGAATTCCAGGAATAAGAATACAGGGAGTTACATTAAGTAGAGGAATTGGTAAAACAGGTAAAAAAAATCCAATATTGGTTGACCAATACGGTAATGTAGTAGAACGTAATTATGATCCAAACGATGAACAAGATCAAGAAGTAACATCCAAACAAC